TTTCTCTAAACTATTAGCGCAAGCTGAACGTGATAAACGCATAGTTGATAGTCTGCCTATTGACCCTGCATTGCCTGTGTATGGTTTTCACGATATTGGCGGCTCTGGTGCTAAAGCTGATAGTTATACTATTTGGTTAGCACAATTTGTAGGTGATTGGATACACATATTAGACCATTACATAGCACAAGGCCAAGTGCTTAGTTATCACATTAATGAGATGCGTAGACGATGGCCACACGCTATAATGCAGCTACCGCATGATGGTGTTAACGAAAATAGTTGGACAGGCAAAAGAATAGAAGACCATTGGAGAGATGGAGGGTTTGAGGTGTTAAAACCATTAACAAACCAAGGTAAAGGCGCAGCAATGCAACGTGTTGAAGCTGTAAGACGCATATTACCTAAATGTAAGTTTGTTAGAGAGAAAACACAGGCTGGCCGAGTATCACTAGGTTGGTATCACGAAAAGCGCCCTGCTGATGGCCGTGACATAGGACTTGGCCCTAATCACGATTGGTCATCACATGACGCTGATAGTTTTGGATTAATGGCAATAATGTCAGATAGATTTGTTAGACGTAAAGCAAAACCACTGATAATGCCTAATTACGGAAGTGCAATATAATGCAAGAATACAACGCAGACATATTTGACGACGATGAAAACAACACTGCTGACGGCGTAGATGATACGGGCAATGATGATGTGTTATCTATGGTACGTGCTGAGTTTGAGCAATCTATTGGTATGTCACATGATAGTGACCTAACAAACAGTCGTGAAATAGCATTACGTTACTACAATGGCGATGTGTTTGATGTATCTGTATTTGGACAGCGCAGTAAAACTGTAAGTACAGATATTGCTGATAATGTTGAATCTATACTGCCTGACCTTGTAGAAATATTGTCAGGTGAAGATGTAGCTGTATTTCAACCTGTAGGTATGGAAGATGAAGAAGCTGCACAACAAGAAACAGACTACATAAATCATGTGTTTTTTGAACAAAACAATGGGTTCCAGGTGCTATATGACGGCATAAAAGAAGCATTATTGCTTAAAACAGGTATATTTCGTTGGTATTGGGAAGAAGATAGCTACGACGATAAGCAAACATACGAACAGATTGACGGCTTTGGTTATATGTCAATGCTTGAAAACGGTTATGAATTGACTGCTGGTGAAACAGAAGAACGTGAAGATGGTCAAATAACTATAACAGGCGCTGAGTTTACTAAAACTACCACAAAAGGCCGCGTTAAAGTAGAAACAGTACCTGCTGAACGATTTGCCGTAGCAAAAGACACTGTAAAGTTGCGTGACACAACATATTGCGTAGCTCAAATACAAACACGTAAGCAAGATTTGCTTGAAAAAGGTTACGACCCTGACAAAGTAGCAAATCTAACCAATGTAGACGTAGGTGACAATGAAACTGTTACTGATGCACGTAGTTTAGACACTGAAGATGATTTATTTAACAATTCTATAGGTGTAATGGAGCAAGTTACTGTTTTAGAGCATTATATACGTGTTGAAGGCCAAATAAAACGACTTATAACTAATGACGATGCGTCTGTAATATTGGAAATAGAAGATGCGGACTATATACAATACTCTAGTATATGTCCATACCCAATGCCCCATAAATTTTATGGATTGTCTTTAGCCGATAAATTAATTGAAGTGCAGCGTGTAAAAACAGGCATACAACGACATATGCTAGATGAACTGTCATTTAGCCTCAATCAACGCATGGAAGTGTCAGAAGATGGTGCGAATGAAAACACTATATCTGATTTGCTCAACAATACGCCTGGCGCACCAATAAGGTCACGCAATGGCGGTGCCGTAAGACCAGTTAGACTGGCTGGCAGTGGTTTTGACTATATGTCAGGTCTAGAAACAGCAAATGTCATGGCAGAGCGTCGTACAGGCATCATGCGCGGTGAAACGGGTATAAAGGCTGACACATTGCACGAAACGGCCTCAGGAGCGCTTACAATGCTTTCTGAAGGCAAAAAACGTACAAGACTAATGGCACGTATCTTTGCTGAAGGCGGCATTAAAGATATGATGTTAGGATTGCATTGCCTTATTAAAGATTATGCAACGGAAGCTGATTATGTCCGTCTTAGAGGTAAATGGACACAAGTAGACCCTACAAAATGGGGTAGGCGACACGATATGACTATAGAAATTGGCGTTGGTGCTGGTGGTAAGCAACAAGAAGCATTGTTGGCTAAAGAAGTTATAAATCTGCAAGCTGCAATTGTAAATCAACAAGGCGGTGCAGAACAAGGTTCGCTTGTAACACCTGAGTCAATACACGCTGCATTAATACGATATGCTACAAAAGCTGGTATAAAAGCGCCTGAAATGTTTTTTCCTGCACCTCAACCTGGCATGGGTGAGCAAGAACAAGAGCCGCAAGATAACAGCGAACAGATTAAAATACAAATGCAAGCACAGGCTAAACAACAAGAAATGGAATTAAAAAAATACGAAATAGACAGCAGAATGCAATTAGAGCGTGAAAAAATGGCTGCAAATGATGCATTACAACGTGAAAAAATTGACAGAGAAACAGCACTAGCCGTGCAAATGCGTGAAATGGAAATGCAATATAAACAAGAAGTATCATCATTTAGACCAGGTGGTAGCCTTATAACATGACAACAATAAATAGCGCAGAAGCAAGCACGAACGCTACACAAGCTAAACGTGAGTTAAAGCTGACAACTACAGCACTAAAAAACATGGAAGAAATAGCATACGAAGCGCTTTTGCAAACAGGAGCAAAAGACGAAGATAAACGACGTGAACTTATAGCGCTTATCAATGTGTGCCGTGAGATTCCACGTAAACTAAACAACTACATTGACACTCATAAGATTAACCAAGAAGGAGTCTAAAAAATGAGTAATGAAGCCCCCTTAAGTATCGACCAAGCCGTAAGCGAGCTAACACAGTTAGAACCGCCAAAGCCCGAAGAAGCAGAAACTACAAATGCTGTAGAGGAAGTAGAAACAGAAGATACTGAACTAGATGGTGAACCAGAAACCATCGACGACGACGAGGAGCCTGACGATAGCGAGGTCAACCTTGAAGATGAAGAAGTTGAGGAAGTTGAAGCGGAAGAAGATGTTCCGTCAATCGACGCACCCCAATTCTGGACTGATGGCGCTAAAGATGTTTTTTCATCACTACCTGCTGAAGCACAATCTGTTATTGCAGATGAAGTTAAGCGGTCACAAGCTGAAACAACTAGAGCGCAACAAGCTGCGGCTGAAGTAACTAAACAGTCAATGCAACGTATGGAACAATTACACAATGTTATTGAGTCAGTGCAAACTGAAACAGCAACATTAGATAGATTGTTTGATGAACGTTGGAATAACATTGATTGGGTAGCTATGTCGCAAAGAGACCCGTCAGAATACTTGCAAAACAAAGCGTTGTTTGAAGCTGAGTCGCAAGCCTTAGAGGTTCACAAAGAATCATCGGTTAATGCACAACAAGAATATGAACAACAAATATTGCAGGAAAATTTTGCAAATGTACCTAAACAATTTCCAGATTTATTGGATGCTGTTAAAGGGCCAGAAATACAACAAACATTAACTAAAACATTGTTGGATTTAGGCGCTACACCAGAAGAACTTAGGTTTGCAAAACCAGGAATGTTATCTTTAGCCTATGATGGTATTAAGTATCGTAATAGTCAAAAGAAACTTTCAAAAACTAGCGCAAAACCTGCGCCTAAGGCAATCAAGTCAAAAGGCAAATCAGCAGGTAATGCAAATTCATTAAGAAAAGCTCGTGCTGCAAAACGTTTCAACAGGTCTAATTCATTAGATGATGCTGTAGCGTTATTGTTATCGAGTTAGCTATCAACAGGAGATATTAAGATGGCTGCACCAACAAACACAATCGTACCAGCAGGTGTTGCTGGCAACAGAGAAGACCTCTCAAACCTCATTGAGCGCGTTGCTCCTGAGAAAACACCATTCTGCTCAAACATCAAAGGCGGCGGCGTAAAAGTTAAAGCTACAAGACATGAGTGGCAAACAGAAACATTAGCTGCACCAGATGCTGCATCAGCACAAGTTGATGGTGATGATACTACATCATTTGAAGCTAACACAAGAACTCGTGTTGCTAACCGCGTCCAAACTAAAAAGCGTGCCGTAGTTGTCGCTGGCATACAAGAAGCTGTTGACTCAGCTGGCGTAGCGTCAGAAATGGCTAGACAAAAGCTTATCAAAGGTATTGAACTAAAGCGTGACTTTGAAGCACGTTTTATTGGTAACTTTGCTTCATCTGAAGAATCAGGTTCAACTGGTCGTAAAGCTGCTGGTGCATTAGCCTGGGCAACTTCAAACGTATCGCGTGGTACAAATGGTGCTAATGGTGGATATAGCGGAACAGATTGTGCTGCTGCTACAAATGGTACACAGCGTACTTT